CCGCTGGTGCTACGTTGTATTTTCTCGCTGATCGTCGCCGCGATTGCTGAGTTGCCGAACTGGCAGAAGCTCCATCGGTCGTCCGTTCCGAGACTGTAACCAGCGGACGAAGCGGAGACTGTGCCCCATGCCGTGGACCCAGCTTCGAATAAATTCGTACTGGTCCCCGCAATAAGCCGGTTCACGCCAGACAGATTCCGTAGCAGAGCGGCGCCCCGGCATTCCGCAGGTAAGGCAGATGGGCCTGCTGTTACCGTGGATGGGCATGCCTGTATCCCCTTCTGCGTTGGGATGATCTGGCTGGCATCCAGGATCGCGCCTGGCGTCAGTTCATCGACGTCGGGAACAAATCCTATGAATGGGATCATGGGGTAAAGGTGTCCGGTCGCACTCTCATCGGTCCAGCGGAGAGGGACACTTTCTCGGTCAGGTTCAGTTCGGCCACGGTCTGCTCGAACTTCTGCATGTACCTGTCGCGCTCCACTCCATCGCGGAGGTAGTCAAACGCCTCTACAAGGCTCCCGTACAGGTAGACCTCGGGGGCATTGGTCAGCACCCAATTCGTGTCGCTGGCGGCCGATAAAGCGGTGTAGGCGTGATAGTAGTCAAGTCTCGCAGTCGAGTCCCCGCCGCCGGCAACTTTGATCTGTGAGCCCGAGAAGGTGTAGTTGATGGGGTCGGTAGCGAACTCGGCCAGCTGGTCGTAGACTTCCTCGGGAACGTAGGAAAGCACGTTTCCATCAACCACCACCGACCGAACCTCCAGCATGTCTGTCGGGAGGCTTCCTAAGTCGTCCGTGAGCGTGATCGGCAGCGCAGTGAGTTGGTCACGGGTGCGCAGTTTCTTGCGAATCTTCGACTCCGCGAGCCTGACGAAATCCGGCGCCATCGCTGTCAGATTGGTTTTGTTGGACCAATCCAGGATCGACGTTTTCAGGTCCGCATAGGTATTCAGAGCCATCTATCGCCTCACGGGGTCTGGCTTGATGCTCAAGTCTAACGGATGTGAGCCCTTCCTAACAAGCACTCCCATTGATGGGCCCTCAAAGAAAGTGTCCAGTATCTCGTTCTGCCCGAAAAGCAGCTTGAACCGCTCCATGGGCCACCTCCAGTAATCCGAAGGGTAGCCGTGATAGCCCTTCCTTGGGTTGGCCAGGGTCAGGAACAGGAGCCCTTCTGGCTTCAGGACGCCCCACATGTTCTCTATGGCGTCTTTCCATGCCGCCATGTGTTCCAGTGCGTCACAAGAAACAACGCAGTCCCAAGAGTCAGGCCCAAACTGAACCAGCAGGCCAGAAGAATCGACAACTTGGTCCACTCCGGGACCGTCCACCATATCGCACCCAACGCTGATAGCGAGAACGTCACGCACAGTGCCATTAACAATCTGGCTTCCAACTTCGAGGACGTTTCCACTGATCTTCCCCCTATGTTTTTTGGCGAAGGTTAGAACCGAGTTGTTCACTTGATGCCCTCGCCCCGCATGTCTCTGATCGGTTGATGGGTCTGTGCTTTGTGGAACGTGACCACCAAGCCAGCTTTCGTCATCAAGTCACCAAGTTCGGCTTGGGAATAGCACCAATGATGCGTCATCTCCGGCCGTTTCCACGATGGATCGCCGAACAAGCCCCACATCGTCAGGTTCACCGGGATTGGCTTCTCTCGCTCAATATGCCAGTTGAATATCTGGATGATGCTGTCGAGGCACGGGAGTTCTAAGACAAGTTTCCCGCCGTACTTAAGGACTCGCACCCAGTCTTTGAGGATCGCCTCGCAGTCGTATCGGTAGCAGTGCTCGAAGACGTGGTAAGCGTGAATCTCGTCTGCTGTCTCGTTGCCGAACGGGAGTCTCTGGAATACATCGCAGATCACATCGGCATCGGTCAGGTCGCAGTTAGTAAAGCCTTCAAGCTTTCGCGTCCCGCACCCGAGATTGAGCCGCAAATTACTTTCTCCCAAGCATCCGATACCAGGTCAGGCGAGAACCGCACTCTCACCAAGTCTTGAAGTGCTCTTACACGCGCCACCAAATCCGAGTCGGTACTCTCATAGGCCCGGTCAAGTGCGAGTCCCAAATCGTCGTTTCCCAATCCGAGTTCACCGTACGCGGGTAGGTGTCCGCATATTGGATACTTGCCGTATCTGATTGACCTAACTGCACGGTTCGCGCTCTTTGCTTGCGATTTGCCCGTAGGCAAGATGACAACGCGGCACGCTTTGAGACAGGCATCTAGGTGCTCCGGTGTGTAGTTGTGGCTGGCGACAACCGTAAGAGGGTGACGTATAGAGGGAGCAACTCGTTCAAGGTCCGGGAGATTGAGGGAGTGTCCAAACCACAGGACGCCAGAGCCAGTTCCGTCCGGCGCAAGCTCTGCATCCTCGTACGGATCGTCGATGACAGTTGCTCGACGGTGGGTCTCGCGCTCGATGATTTCACGCATTACCTCGGAGTTGCAAGTGATCTGGTCTGCGACCTCACAGGCATGGAGATAGTGCTCCCTTCTTGAGTCTGAGAAGTGATCGTCGCAGACATCGAAGATCATACGCTTGAAGCGCTTTCGGACGGTCGAAACGTCCCAGTTGTGCTTAGACGCGATGATTAGATCGGTGCCGTCTTTCACAACGCCGCGCAGTTTCAGAACCTGGGAAGGGATGTTGTTCCGCAAGCGGGCCGAAGCCAGCTTTGGATGGGTCCACATCCATGTCACACCGATCATTGGTACTTGGAAAGTAACCTTCTCAACACAGGCTCCCGGTGAACCGATCTACCCATCAATTCCTTCCACGACACGGTGGAGTTCATCAGGTCGGATTCGCGGTTCCACACCGCATCTTCTGGGAGCCCCTGAGTCTCAGGGAAACACGGGAGACCTTGGGTGTAGTGATACAGCTTCGCGTCCTTCGGTTCTTGATAGCCAACGCAGTGATTCCACGATGGGTCTAACTTCCCGACATATGGAGCCCACTTAAGGTCGAATAGCTGATTTTCTTCATTGTCGATGAACTCAGGAGTCAGTCTGGAACAAGCAGAGCAGTTGAACATCATCATGCTGGCCCACTCGAATTTCGGCTGTTCCTGCATGACTGATACAGCGCTCATCTCCTCGCTGTTGAAGAGTTCCGACACGTCTCCAGTAACGACCATATCGGCATCGAGGAACAAAGCCCTGCCTTTGAACCCGCAGATGTACGGGACCAAGAAGCGAGAGTATGTGAACTCCGTCAAGCCTTTGCGTTTGATCGGAAGCTGCTTGAGGATCAGCGGGCAGATGGCTACTGGCTCGCTAGCATGTCTCACAATCGAGTGCTGAAGCACGTTGTACGCGAGAGGCTGCCTCGGGTCGTAGCCAATGAATACGAAGTTCATTCAATCTCCTTAGACAATCGGCCCAGGTCTCATCTTTCTTCTGTCGGAAGAATTTCTGTTCCTGGTACCACGGCCACGATTCTGAGTAGGCGCAGTCCCACATGGGTTGACTTGGGACAAGGATCAAGCTGCTTTTGCCCATCGCTCCCGCCATGTGATGGATTGTCGTCGGTGGAGCAATCAGATAGTCAAGCTCCGCAACGAAAGCAGCCGTGTCGTCGTAGTCCGGACTTTGCACCGCGCGAGGGAGATGCCTTACCGGAAGTCCAGTGGTGTCGATTTCTTCCCGAGGGTCGATGTATTGGACGCTGACGAAAACTGCGTCAACGCTTTCGATGATCGGACGAAACGCTTCTAGACCGACCTTTCGTGCTTTGGCCTGGGTTGCTGCTCGGCCTCCGGTCCATCCGATCCCGATGACTGGTTTGCCCCAAGAATCAAACAACGCACGCCACTGTAGTCGCCGCTCTGCATCAGCGATGAGATACGGCTTTTTAGGGCAGGATTCACGAGTGGGTCTGAACAGAGCCGGCAGGCTGCCGATAGCACATCCAGCGTCGAAAGTCTTGCCTTCGGCCCAGTAGGGGTCTTTTCTGCGTGTTCCATGGACTTCGATATGTGGAAATGAGCGTTTGAACAACCCCTCTAACCTCGGATCACATTCCAGCGTGATGTGCCCGGCTTTGATATCTTCCAGACACGATGCGTACATCAGTTCGTCACCGAGGCCCTGCTCTCCGTACACGAACAGGTTCTCGACATAGGAGCCATCCCACTTGGGCTCGTCTCCTAGCTGGACGATCTTTCTGAATCGGCCTCCGAGGCAGTTTTCATATCCCTTCCAGCCGTTTTGCCAGTCACCCGTAGCGATCTGAGCGAAGCCTAGGGTAGTCAATGCTCCAGAGTGTTCTGGATCCTTCTCAAGAGCCCTTTTGCACCACCGGATGGCCTCTGAGTAGTTCCCCTGTCCAGAGTACGAACTAGCCAGGTTAGCTAGATAGTTCGCTGTCGTCTCGGGTGGTGATTTGGCCTTATCTGCCCAATCGATGGCCTTGCGAAAAGCCTGGTTCGACTTATCGAACTCATGACACTCCTGCTGGCACATCCCAAGGTAGTTCCACGCTTCGTGTCTGCGAGGGACTAACCGGACCACCTTCTCGAAGATCGGCAGGGCGTTTCCGAACCGTTCTGCTTTGGCGTGGACGGTCCCTAGGAGGTACAGGGCACCCGCGTTCTCCGTGTCGTCACGCAGGATGTCGTTGGCGATCTTCGCCGCTGCGTCGGGATCTTCCTGCGACAGCGCGTAGGCTGTTTTGAGGCTCACTCAGCCTCTCCAGAGTTTCTTATCTGTCACCCGACACGCTTCTAGCAGATCAAGTCTCACAAGCCCCGCCACGATGTCCTTCGTTGGCGCTGTGTAGACGTTCACCCCTGCATTGAGGAGGGCGACAACGTGAACCTCTGAGATATGGAGGGAATGCGCGAACTCTCGTTTGATTCCTCGCGCGGTGTAGTCGGAGTCTTTTCTCATGGCCTTCACCATTTCGACGTTCGGCTCAATGTCCTGAAACGTCTGAAGGTGAAGATTTCCATCCTCGATGGATGCCTTTTCCAGCATTCCACCTTTGGTGAATCGTTTGTCGATCAGGTCCATGAGAAAAGGCCCCGAAGGGCCAAAGATCAGGCCATATCCTGAAGCTTGAACGAACTGTCCGGGTTGTCGCCAACCAGGCAGAACTCGGCAAGCAGCATGCTCTTTGTGGCGTCGCCGGTCTTCGCCAGCGGGACGGAACGAATGCCTCGGAGGAATGCGACCGACCAATACTCGGGGTCGATCCCGAGAATGGTCCGCGTACGCACGTACCGATTGAGCATCAACTTGTGGTCCCCAGCGTCCGAGATGTACACATCCACCGCACCAATCAGGGCGGCTTGTGCCCGCCCGTTGTTGGTGTAGGCGCCTGCGTACTTCGCCGCACCCGTGAACGTGGCGATCTGTCCCTTCTGGGCATACGGGATCATGATGACGGAGGGATCGCCACCGTCATCCCATGCGGCCTGAATCCCGGATTTCAGCAGCGCCTCCGTCACTGTGACGGTCGCAGTTCCATCCGTTGGAGTAGTCCAGTCCGCGCCACCGTAACCGGGTGTCGTCCCGGTCGTGTTGCCAGAGGCGATGATCCGATTCCCGGCGATCATCGATTCCATCCCCGCCGATGAACGGGCAGTCGAAGAGCCGCCAATGGAACTTGCCTGGTTTGTGACCAGGGCGAATTCCATGTCGCGCTTCAGTTCCTTGCCGTACTTCACCAGCAGGCGGGCCGTTTCACGGGCTCGGCCGTACTTCCGTACCACATCCGCGGTGTCGGACACGATCAGCGTCTTGCGAGCGATCTGCAAGCGGTTTTGCAGCATCACCGTCGGGGTCGCGGTCACGAATGTAGCGTCGTCGCCTTCAATCGTGCGGTTCGCGGCCGCAGCGGCTAATGCGTCGGTTTGCCACTGATGAGTGATGTTCGAGGCGTCTTTGCGCTTCGCCATCGTCAGAAACGGAGTCTCCGTGGGACTGATGTTGAAGATTGCGTCTTCAACGTCTTCGGCCACACCGACAAGGTCAATGGTGTCGGTGGTACCAGATACTTGAGCCATGATTACCTCTTACGAGATAGCAGCTTCGTAAACAGGTCTTCCGCAGCTTTGTCGCTGCCGGTTTTCTTGACCGTTGCTCGGAGATTGTCTACTTGGGCCGCTGATTGGGTGGATTGAGTCGAGCGGGCAGTAGTCACTTTGACCGGCTTTGCCTGATCGGCTCGCTTGTGTACCTGCGGCTTGGCCGTCTGGAGTTCGCGCCACTTCATAGCGTCGCGCAACACCCGCGCCTGGCGGGGATCGTCCAGCATGTCCAACTCTTGACGGGTGAAGCCGTAACTCTCGCCCACCTTCAGCATCCGGTCCCCAAGATCGGCCGGTTCGTCTTTGAACTCGTGCCGCAGCATCTGTTTGCCGGCCTGGAGCTTTTTCTCCCTCTGAGCCGTCATCTCACGCTGGAACTCAGCGGTCAGATTCTGCAGGTGTCCGTGTTGACTTTGGTAGGCGTTCAGTAGATCCTGCCGCTTGTCGCGATGGAGGTAGTATTGATCCCGGTCGGCTCTGAGCAGGGCCTCCCAGTCGACACCCTCGTACTGCTTTAGCTGGCTTTCCATGCCTGTGAGCTTGCCCATGTGTTCGGAATACTTGCTCTGGAACTCCGATTGCATCTTGAGCGTTTCACGTTCGTGCTGAACGAGCTTTCGCTCTTCGGCAAGAGACATGGTCTTTTCGGTGTAGTCCTTTTGACGTAGCACCGCTTCCTTGAGTTCTTTCGGGGCCTTGTAGGTCTTCCCTTGGAACTCGAATTCCTCGGTATCAGGGTCTTCGACTTCGGGTTCGGCTTGGCCATCGGCTGCCTCATCCTCTGTCTCGGGTTGTCCTTCTACCTCGGGTTCTTCCTTTTTAACCGTTTCGGTCTTCGGTGTCAACTTCTCGAAGAGCGCATTCTCGATTTCTTTATCGCTTTGAACTTGCGC